TTATGATTGTTTATTATAATATTGATATTGAATACATTCAAATATCATCAAAAATCCAGATATATTTTATAGATAATTTTTATTTTATTTACAATCTCTTTAATTAGAGATTTTTTTTTGTTATTTTAAATTATCTGAAAATTCAAATAATTTTAAAATGAGATTGTGAACTGTTGAACATAATCTTATCCAAGAATAATTTATTCCATATAATGAATAATTATTAATTTGTGATTATATTCACACATTATTTTTATAGTATAATTTATTGTGAAATCATGAACATATTATCTCGAAATCAAGATATTTTATTGTGAGATATATGAAATTAATATAAAACGTCTGAATATTCAAATATTTGAAACTAATATCTTAAATTCAAACTAATATGTGAAACTATGAACAATTTATCTTGAATTAAAATATCTTTAATTTAAACTAATATGTGAACTATTGAATATGAATATTCAAATAATCAGATATATGAACATTAATGTGAAACAATTCACATACTATCTTGAATTCATAAATCTTTAATTTGAAATAGATTGTGAACTATTGAACAGACTATATTGAATTCAAGATATATGAATGTAATATAATATGTCTCAAATGTGAGATATTCAAAATTGAAATATATTTATAGAAATAATCTGAATTAAAGATATTCGAAGTGTGAAATATATTTAGTTTTAATTAAAGATATAAGAATGTGAGATGATTGAAAGTGAGATAGATTGTGATAGGGTGAACATAAAAGTATATGGGGATAATGGTGTGTGATGATATGAACAATGTCCTCAGTTGCACATTCGATATTGTCGAATACAATTTTTGTTCCAAATTCTCAATTAGACTTTGTGAACTATATCACATGATAAACATTATCACTGACTCATGAGTACATTAGACTCATTATCAATAAATAATCAGTTCATATAATCTAAATATTATATGAAATCGTAGTGAGAATGATAATCATTCTCAACACAATGACCAACAATATCTGAATATTCAAATATTCAAACATTCTTGGGGGTCCGACTACTTTCCTCAAAAAAACACACACACGCAGGGGACCATCTCCCTACCTACAACTCCCATTTTCAAATTCTCTTTAACACTCATTTTATTCTTCCTATTCTTATCATTTCCATCTGTTATTCTTTCTATTCATCCAATATTTTCTATCCTTAATTTTCTGAATATTCAGTAAGTATAAATGGTATTTGAAATGAAAGTGAGAATGAGAATGAATGAAAAATGAAATATTCTCAATATTATCCTTTGAGTCATAACTTGTCTAAAGGTTGATATAATAATATATAGAGGATATTTCTTAATATATTAATTAAAATATATTAGATAATATATCTTGTCTTTATGAGGTAATATATAATAAAAAGTGTTAAACAATTGTTTCACAAGCCATAGTTTACATTGAAAAGTCGATTTTTCAAAAATTTATTTTGCAGTTTTGAATTTTACTTAACAGGAGGTTTATATATGGCATGTATTATAGTTTTACTATTTATTATGTCCTATCTTATTTTATTTATGAATGGAGGTTTTGATGATATTATAACAAGAGGAATTGAAGTTCATAAGCACTATCAAAAGAGAAAACAAAATAATGACCAACTTTAGTTTATAAATACAGAAGTTTTAAAATAATTTAAAATGATAAATCATTCTAGAAAAGATTTTCGGATTTTTATATGTCAAAATAAAAAGACTGAGGATGACACTCAGTCTCTTTCAATTAATGAAAATTATTTACTATAATATTTTTCGTAATATCCAATAAGCTCATCCAATGCATCTCTAACTTTGCCTGCTTCCTCAAAACTAATAGCCTTATATGCGGATGAAGGTATGCCTGGTGTAGTAATTGAAGGTCTTTTAATAGCAAAATAAATTGCATTATCTTTATTATGTTTTAAATCATCTACACCAACATTATAGGTAATTTCAAAATTACTACTATGATATTCTGGAGCAGGAGGCCTTTCAATTTCGTATCCAATATAAATTGCTTGACAAATATCTTCTACTTTTAATGTATTTAGAATTTTATCATTATTTATAAAGCCTTTTACTTTAGTTCTAATAACATATTCTATTCCAAAATTTCTTTTTAAAAGTTCAAGTGTATTTGCTTGTTCTTCAGTTAGTTTAACTTTTTTCATAATAATCACCTCATATCATATTTTGTTAATCAATTTAATAAACATCTTCTATCTGTTGGATTAGAGAATGAAAGCATTTAATAAGCTCTTTAGTTTGTTCTATAGTAAGCCCTGCCGATTTTTCTTTGACACTTAAATAAATGACTTCTTTATCAATATTTTTAAATAGTTCTTCAATTTCATAATTATAAGAAACATTAATATTTCCTAAATCAACAGGAATATTAAATTCCAGTTCATCATCAAATTTAATTTCATAGCCATTAACAAGACATTTAACAAATTTATCAAAAGCCATAAGCTTTAATGGTTTATATTCTACATCCCAATTAAAACTATCACCAATATAATATTCTATTAAATATTGTAAATTACTACCACGATTTTCTAAAAAAGTGTCTAATGCTTTCTTTTCTTTTAATGTAACTTGTTCTTTGCCCAGATTAATCATCTCCTATCAATTTTTCTATATTAATTATATCAATTATGGATAAAACAAAATCTAATGGTTTCTGAAAGGAGAAATATTATGGCTACTATAATTGTTCTATTATTTGCTATAATTTTATTGATATTTCATCATTATAAATATAAAGATAAAAATATAAATCATCATATATGTGAATCCTATATAGAGAAAAGGTTGTATAATGCTCTAAAATCTCATGGTTTTAATCCAATTCCACAAGTAAGATGCGGACCGTATAGAATTGATTTAGCATTAATGGAATATAAGCTAGCTATTGAATGTGATGGAAAGGAATGGCACTCTACTCCAGAACAGAAAAAGCATGATTCCAGAAAAAATTACTATCTAAAGAAAAACGGATGGAAAGTATGTAGATTAAGTGGTAAAACAATAAACTCTAATCTTGGATACGCTATAAATCACATAAAAAAAAGAGCCTTTTTATAGGCTCTTTTCTTTTGTATTAAACTTCACCTACAGTTATTTTAATATGACTGAAATGTGTCTTAGATATATTCCCTTAGTTCTTTAATATCTTCGTTCGGTACTAGATAATCTAAAGAATACAATTTGTAATAAGTGTTGTTTTCATCACCTTTAATATCCAATATTTGATACCAAACGTTATCAACTAAAGCATATAACTGAGTTTTCATTCTTTATCCCTCCTTATTTATCTCTTATATAATTATATTATATAACAAAATTAAAACTTTGAATATAAAATAAGGATAAAATGTAAAAAAAAAGAAATATTTTATATAGTGCTATGAGCACATAGGTTTTAATTAAAGGAGGTAACACAGTGTTAACTTTTATAACAGCCAACTCTAAAAATAATGCTGTACTATTTGCAGGTTATAATATGCCTTTGTTTCCTAACGGAGATTTATTTACAACTATTGTAGATGATAACGATTATGGGATTAAAGATTTAATATTTAACATAAATTCGCATAGTTTTGATGAAGTAATGGTTAATAAACCTTATATTAATGTTTCTTATGATGGAACAAATCTAATTGGTAATTTAATGAATGCTTCTTCTAATCCAACACAAGCTACTATTTCTATATTGGATAAGACTTATCAAGTAGCAATTGTAAATAATTCTTTTACACTTCCTGTTAAATTTCATCCTTCTATTGCTCAAGTTAAAGTTTCATTAAGCATTAGAATTGATGGATTTCCACTTACAATGATTGAAATTGGTGGTAATAATGGAAGTATTAGTGTTGCTATTTATCAAGATAGTAATGGAATATATCAAATAGCTCCTACTAAAAGCATAGATTTAGCAAATTATTATCAAAATAGTTTAGTGGATATGTCATTTGCTAATGTAGATTTAGCTACTGCTGATGGTATTGTAATGCATACTCTTTTCCATTATGTAATACCTGCATTAAATTTAACGTTAACTCAACAAGAACAAGATGCAATTACTGAAATACAAAATAATTTATTGCCATCTATTCCTACAAATTTAGGTAATTTAATAAATGGTGCTAATTTAGATTTACATTATCTTTCATATAAAACACACATTCAACAAGCTAAAGAAGCAATGGATAAATATATTGCTGATAGAATAGAAATTAGCAAGTATATAACATTAATTTAAAAGTTAGGAATAAAAAGTAAAAAAAATAAAATTATTTTTAATATAGTGCATTAGCACTAATAAAATCTAATAAAAGAAGGGTGAAAAATATATGGCTAACGATGGTATTAAAGTAACTGGACATATTTGGGTATATAAAAATGGTGATTTAGTAGAAGAAAGAGAAAATGTAGTAACTTCTGTTGGTAAAAATGCTCTAGCTTCATTATTAAATAGTGCAAGTGCTGGTAACTCAGTTGTTACTCACATGGGATTTGGTACTTCTACAACTGCAGTAAGTGCAGGAGATACAGGTCTTGGAACAGAATTAGTTGGTAATGGTTATGCTCGTGTTGCAGTAACTCGTTCTAATCCAAGTGGAAATGTTATTCAATATGTCGCAACATTAACTGGTATTACTACTTCTACAACTGTTCAAGAAGCTGGACTATTTAATGCTTCATCTGCTGGAACATTATTTGCCCATCAATTAACTGGAGCAGTAAACCTTGCATCTTCATCTGACAGTTTGCAAATTACATGGCAAATCACATTCTCTTAATAGAGAATGTGGTTTCCTTTTAAAGGAGGCAATTTAAATGGCATTTACTTTTCCAAATGATTCCAATAATAAAGCTGGAGCAGTAAAGGCGACTTCAGATGGAACAGACTTTTATGTACCAGCAAGAGAGATGGGAAGCGAATCTTTAAACCATGGAATTTTGAATGTAATAACAGCAGGAACTGCAGTTCAATTTCCAAATTTGGCTTGTAGAAGAATATTAATTATATCTAAACGTTTAAATGTTGGTTCTATATTTGTAGGAGGTTCTGGTGTTTCATCTTCTTCTTATGGAGCAGAATTATTATCCGGCGATAGTTTAGAAATTAATATTTCTAATACAAACCTTTTATATATTAATTCATCAATAGATGGTGAAGGAGTGAGTTACATTGCCATTTAGTCAAGAAATTCCAAGAAATCTTAACCAATTTTTAGATAATAGTACTCATAGATTGGTTACAGATGAACAAATAGCATCTTGGGATGCAAAGGGAGATGGAACAGTTAAATCTGTCAATAATATTGCACCTGATGCTAATGGTAATGTTACAGTCACTGTAAGCCCGGCAGGTTTAAGTGGTACTTCAATGGAAAGACCTATTGACCCAGCTATAGGAACTCCTTTTTTTGATACAACACTAAGTAAACCAATTTGGTACAAAGGTTCAGGTGTATGGGTTGATGCTACTAGCGCAACAATGTCAGCTCCTGTTGATACTACTCCACCTAATCCAATAACATCTTTAACTACTGGAACTATTTCATCTAATAGTATTGTATTAAATTGGACAAAATCTAGTTCTGGCGATGTAGCAAACCAAGAAGTGGCTTATAGTTCTGACGGTGGAACTACTTATACAGTAGCAACTAATACTCTTAATTCAAGTGTTATTACTTATACTGTAAATGGATTAACGGCATCCACTGTTTATACTTTTAGAATTATAGCTATTGATACTTCAGGTAATCGTTCAACCGCTGTTACAGTTACTGGAACAACAGTATCAGGAACTGCTACTTCTGTAGTTTCTGATGATTTTAATAGGACAGATACTACGACAGGTGCTGGAACAACAGATTCTTATAATGGTGGAACAAATAAAACTTGGACTGCATTTGGTACAGGCGGTTTGGGAATTAGTAGTAATAAATTATATGCACCTACTGGAACGGGAGCAGCATATGTTGATGCTGGAACAGCAGATGCCAGAATGGAAGTAACAATTGTTACTGTAGGTAATGGACATAATTTTTATTTCCGTGTAGATAGCAATAGCCGTTATTATAGGTATGCTTATAACTCATCTGGCTGGTACTTACAAGAACAAAATGCAACATTTACTACTGTTGCAACAATTACAGGTGGTCCAGTATTAAAAGCAAATGATGTAGTTGCAGTAGAAGTTCAAGGTGGTACTTCTAAATTGTATGTAAATACTACTTTAGTTCATACTGATACAATAACAGATTTATTAACAAATACAGGATTTGGTATTGGATTTAATAGTACACCTATTGGATATGTAGATAATTTCAATATTATTCCTTTAGCTCCTGTTAGCGGTGGTGGTACAACTCCTCCTCCTACTCCACCTACTACTTCTACTGGACCAATAACACCAAAGCCTTTAAGTTATGTTGAAGTTACAGCTTATGGCGCAACAGGTTCAGATTCAACAGATGATACAGCAAAAATCCAAAGTGCAATCAATGATGCATCTGCTAAAGGTGTTGCAGTTTCATTCCCAGCAGGAACTTACTGGATTAATCTAAGTACAGGTTTAAGCATACCTTCTAATATGACAGTTTGGTTTGACCAAGGAGCTATTATTAAAGGATTAACTTCATCTTTAACCTCATATCAAATGCTAAGACTTTGGGGTGTAAGTAATGTAAGTATACTTGGTTATCCAACATTAATAGGAGATAAAGCAGCTCGTCCTGCAAATACTTCCTCAGAAGGCGGAATGGGAATTTCTTTAGCTAATGCTAGTAATATTACTATTGAAAATGCCAATGTCTCTTATTGCATGGGAGATGGAATTTATTTAGGAGATTATTCAGGAACTCCTTATAATAAAACAATTACTATTAAAAATTCAACTTTTGATAGGAATAACAGACAAGGCATGTCAGTTATATCCGCTATTGATTTAACAGTTGATAGTTGTATATTCTCTAATACTAGCGGTAACCCTGCTGGACCATGTGCAGGTGTTGACTTTGAACCTAATAAAGCAACTCAATACATGCAAAATCTTAACTTTACAAACTGTCAATTTATTAACAACTTAGGCCATGGTGTATGGGGAGATTTATACTATATGAATACAAGTGGTCATCCAATTAGTATTACTGTTTCAAATTCAACTGTAACAGGAAACTCTGGTTCTATATATGGAACTCCTGGAGTACAATCACAAATTGCTACTCGTTCCACTGTTCCAGGTTATGTTAAAGTTAATGGAACATATATTTATAATAAATAATAATAAAATAAAGGGTAGCATTGCTACCCTTTTATTAAGAGGAGGTGAGATATAATTGGCTATCGTTACTAGTGGATTAGTAGGATATTGGAATGCTTTGCAAGGTGTAAATTCAGGAACGTGGTCTAATATTGCTCCTAGTACACAAGGCTCTTATGATGTATCACTAAATAATACTACAACAGATGGCAGTGCAATTATTTATAACGGCACAACATCTTATGCAAAAGTTTTATCTCCTTTGCCTGCTTACACAAACCCAACCTCTTTCACATTAGAATTAAAATATAACTCTACTAATACAGTAGATGACCCAGACTTATTAAGAGCTGGAACAAATAGTAATACTTATCCAAGTAATGCATATTTATTTTATGCTTCAAGAACAAGTAGCTACTTTGATATTAACTTTTTATATGCTGAAAATGCTGTTACTGACCATGCTTGGACAGGTCAAACAATTGCTGATAATACAGATTATCATATAACTATTGTTTATAATCATACATCTAAAAACGTTACAGTGTATAAAAATGGTGTTTCATTAGGTACACAAGCTCTAGACAATACTAAAAACTATGGTGTCAGAGATACAGCAAACCCTTATATATTTATAGGTGATACTGCTTACCCATTTAAAGGTAAATTTTATTTTGTTAGAATGTATAATACTGCATTAAGTAGTACAGATGTTACAAATAACTATAATAATGGTAATGCAGTAGGTTTACCAGCTGGACAATATACAAAATCATTGTCAGATTCTATATCTACATCTGAAAGTGTAGCTAAAGCTGATGCTAAAAGTTTATCGGATTCAATTACGTATACAGATGCAATAAATAAAAGTGATAGTAAGAATTTAGCAGATTCAATTTCATATTTAGACGCAACAATAGCAAAAGCTAATAATAAAAATCTATCTGATTCAGTTGCAACTTCTGATTTACTAACTAAGAGTGATATAAAATCATTGTCAGATTCAATTACAACTTCTGATTCAGTAACTGCTTCAAAAGTTAATATTAAAAATTTATCTGATTCCATATCTGTAGCAGATAATGTAATAAGTTATAGCAAATTTAAAACTGTATCATTATCTGATTCACTATCCACTTCTGAAATAATAAAGAAAAATGATAATAAATCATTATCAGATTCAATGTCTACTTCTGATGTAATAACTAAAAGCGATAGTAGAATACTAAATGATTCTGTTTCTATTTCTGAAGTGATAAATAAAAATGATACTAAAAAATTAAATGATTCAGTTACATCCTCGGATATAATAAATAAAAGATATAGTAAAAATTTAAATGATTCTATTTTAACTTCAGATGCTATCGTGTCTAATACACAAATTGTAACTAATGGATTAGTAGGTTACTGGAACTCATTAAAAGGAGTAAATGGTTCAACATGGTTAAATATAGCACCTAATAATAGTGAAAGCAATGGAGTTATTTCTGGGGCAACTATTTCTACTCTCAATAATTCTACAGGAATGTATCTTGCAAGCGGCACAACTAATCATATAGACATTCCAGTTCCAACGGCATTGCAATCTGTTACTTCTGCAACATTGGAATTTAGGGTAAATACAGATAGTACATCTGGTAATATTGTTATTAGTTCGGATACAAAAAAGTTATTATATGTTTACAATAATGGAATTCCTTTAACTGGTATCTTTGATACTACTTATACAGATTGGAGATATAATCCACCAGGAACACCTTTCACAAATAATGTTGATAACTATATTACTATAACTGCTGATACATCAACCGGAACAATTACAATTTATGTCAATGGAGTACAAAAAGGTTCGTATACAACAACAATTGGGACTATTTCCAATGATAATGTCTTTAGGCTAGGTAACTGGGGTTCCAATACTATGGCGAAATCAGCTATTATTGATAATATTAGAATGTATAATCGTGTATTAACACAAGCTGAAATTACCCAAAACTATAATAATGGCAATGCAATAGGCTTACCTTCAGAAGCATATACAAAATCGCTATCAGATTCTGTAATTATATCTGATAATATAGCTAATAATTATAGTATAAAATTAAATGACTCAATTTCTTGTTCAGATGCAATTGTATCTAATATGCCAATTGTAACTAACGGTTTATTGGGTTATTGGAATTCTAAACAAGGTGTAAGTGGAACAACTTGGCAAAATATTGCCCCTAATGCTACAGGAAGCAATGGAACAATTCATGGAACTACTGTTACGACTTTTAGTGGTAGCAATGGTATGTATTTTAATGGAACTGCATCAAATTATGTAGATATTCCGGTTCCTACTGCTTTACAATCAGTTACATCAGCAACAATAGAATTTAGGGTAAATAATAATAGTAATGATAGTGCTTCACAAGGATATTTTTTAAGCTCAGATAATGAACCTTTGTTATGGGCATATCAAAATGGTGTTGCATTAACAGGTATATTTGATACACACTATACAGATTGGATATACAAGACTCCTTCTGGTTTTACAGATAATGTAGATAATTACATTACGATAACTGCAGATACAGTTACTGGATATATTACTGTTTTTGTAAATGCCGTACAAAAAGGACAGTATAAACCAACATCTATCGGAAAATTATCTAATGACACAGTTTTTAGATTAGGTAGCACAACATCACCACCTACAGCAATTATAGATAATGTCCGTATGTATAACAGAGTTCTAACTCAATCAGAAATTATTCAAAACTATAATAATGGAACTATGGTAGCTCTACCTCCTGCAAAAAATTTATCTGATTCAGTATCTGCTACTGATAATAAATCAATACAAGTAACAAAAAAATTAAATGATTCTATATCTACAAGCGATATTGCTAGCATTAAGACTAATAATGTAAGAATTAATCTTAGCGATTCTATAATTATAAATGAAACACAAAATAATAGTACTGCATTAACATTTGTAGATAATAGCTCAATTTCAATTTTGAAATACACAACTTATAGAGTAAATCTACAAGAAACTATGTTTTTATATGATGAGAATTCAGATAATAATACTGCATTAACATTTGTAGATAATAATGTATATGGCATTACACAAAGTGTATCTAGTATAAAAAAATATGTATCAGAATCTGTTGTTATATCTGATATAGCTAGTAAAGCATACACAAAAGCTATATCTTTAAATGATTCAATTACTACATCAGATTCAAAGAGTAAATTGGCAGGACGTAAATTATTACCTGAAATTATTTATTCATTTGATGTATCTAATAAAATACCAAATAAAGTATTAACGGATTCTATTTCTTTAACAGAAAAAGCTAATAAAAAGAACAATAAAGTAGTTAATGAAAATATTACATTAACAGAATCAATAAATAAATCCATAAAAGGTAAAACATTATTTGACTCGATTTTGTCTAATGATTTTATAAAAAGAAATACAAGCATACAAAAAATTGACTCAATTTCAATAAATGATGTATCAAGAAACAATACATCAAAGAAATTATTGGAAACATTTAATATAGCTGATTCATCAAGTGTTTTAGCAAATAAAGTATTAAATGAAACATTAAATTTGAGCGATTCCAAAAATATTATGCTTACTAAAGAATTAAACGATAAGGTATCAATAGATTCTACATTCCTAACTAATGGAACTAGATATTTCTTAAAGTTTTTAAATGATTACGTTAAAACAGCAGAAAAAATAGTTAAAAATAGAAATACAATGCTAAATGATTCTATTTTAGCAAATGAAATAGTAGCTGGCAAGAAGATAAAAATTCATAAAAATGATTCTATTTATGGATTAGATTCAACACAGAAAAATATTAAAAAAATACGTAGGGAGTTTATAAAAAGTTCTGAATTAATAAATAAAAGCCTATCTAAAGATATTGTAAACTCTATTATTTTATCAGATACTGAAAAGAAATTATATAGTAAATCTTTTATTGATAGTATTATTTTAAATGATACTTTATCAAAAGTTTACCATAGAAATGTAAGGCTATCTGAAACAATAGGTATAAATGAGCCAATTAGAGATGGTTATTACAAAAAAAGTGCCAAAGATGGAATTTATATAATGGATAGTAAAATTAAAAAGTATTTCTTATCCAGAATATTAAATGACATTATCTCTCAATCAGATTCCATTAAAGCTAAGAAAACAAAATTATTACATGATACAATTTTAGTAAATGATACATTCTCTAAGATTGTAAGGAGAAAAATTAAGTTATCTGAAAAACTTATTATAAGCGAACCATTTAAAAAAGAATATTCCAATAAACATCTTTATGATACAATAGATTTATTGGATAAGAATATAGAAAAAGAAGTAATGGAATATTTTAACGATGATATTCTATTAATGGATGAAACTTTTAATAAAAAAGAGATAATATTGGCTGAACAAATTTTTGTTGATGATGATTTTTATAAATACGTTATTAGGAAAAAATTAGAGTATTTAGGAATTTCAGATTCTATAAGTAAATCAAAATCCCTTCATTTTAATTTATATGATTCAATTATATCTGATGATAACATTGAAAAATTTGAAATTCATGAGTATAAAGAGATTTATGACTTTATTTTGAATTTTGTTATGGAACAATCATTTGATATAAATTTTGCTAAATATAAGGATTTTGATATTAAATTCTAGGAGGGATAAAATGAAAGACCCTGTTATTAAAGTAGGAGATGATAAAGTTACTTTTAATCTAAGAGCTTTAGCGAATGGGAATATTATTGATTTAGTAGATGCTGATATAATTGTTGATTTTAAAACAAATGGCAGAGAATTTACTAAAAATGCAACTGTTACTGATGAAGCTGGAGGAATTTGTCAAGTATTATTAACATCTGATGATTTATCCACTGCTGGTAATTATTGGTTTCAAGCTACAATAACAATGAAAGACGGGACAGGTAAATATACAAGTGACCCAGTTAATTTTCCAGTAGATAATAAGATATAAAAAAAGAGCCTATTCATTAGGCTCTTCTTTCATTATTCCCTTATCCAAAAGATAATCAAATACTATATCTGCAAGTTCTATTATATCTTCTTCATTAGGCGGAACAATTCCTCTTTCTATAAGCTTGGCTATAATATATTCTCTAATTTCTTTTGTATCAACAAATATTTGTCCTTCCATATTGACACCTCATTTTTCGTTAATCCTAAAAAGACCCTGCTTGATTTTAAGTTAATTAAGTTTCTTTTTTTTATCCAAAGATAAAGTATAATTATATCATTTAGTATCTATAAATATTATATGATAAACCGATTTTAAATATACACTAACTTTTGGATAAGAAATATACATTTATTATTGATTTACAACTTTCTTTTCAGATTTAAAATTTTTATTTTTAGACTCCCTAATATAATCGTTAATCTTTTTACTTAACTCTAAATTAATTTTAGGTTCAATATTAAATAAAAGGCCGTCTTTGTATTCTGTCCTAGTTTTAGTAACTATTCTTTTACTACATCCAATAATTTCTGCTATTTCTGTTGATTTTAAGAATGCATAATTTTCAAAAATATAAAGAAATTCTTCCTTATTATATTTGGTATTTCCATGTTTTTCTACTAATTTAACAACAGGTTCTTTTATACCTAAATGTTTTAATGCTATACTTTTAAATTTAATCTTAACTTTACTTTCAATTCTAGATACATAAGATTGTGATAAACCTAGTTCTTCAGCAACATCTCTTTGGGTTCTTCCATTCATAGTACACTTTTCTAAAACTTGAATATCTATTTCCTTCTCAGTTTTGTAGAACTCCTGGAGTACTTTATTTAACATATCATAATCCTCAAAATTAAACTGAGGTTCTTCCATGGGAATAATTTCAACTAAAGTTATGTTATTACCATCATTATCATGTGCAATTGGAGTTTCTAAGCTTATATTATTTTTATGTTTTTTATTATTTCTCAAAAGCATTAATATTTCATTTTGCATTATTCTAGAAGCATAAGTAGCAAACTTAATATTTCTGGATAAGTCAAAACTCTTGTATGCTTTAAGTAATCCTATTTTAGCAACCGATGCTAAATCTTCTTTATCAATACCAGTATTATCAAATCGTTTTGCAATATAATGACAAAGACTTTCATTTTCTAATAATAATTTTTCTTCTGCATCTTTATCACCATTTTTTGCTAATTTAATTAGTTCTTCATTATTATAAGTCTTTGTCATCTATTATCCCCCTAATAAATATTATTAATTTAATTATAAATTATAATGTAAACAATATTTATTTAGGTTTCACAATAAAAAAATAAGAGTCCCATAAGGAACTCTTAAGTCGACTTTCTTCTATATTATAATCTATATTGATAAAAACCAGTAGCTGGTTTTTCTACTTTATTAGAATTTTTTAGTAAATCAGGAATAATAATATTGCTAAAATAACCTGATTTCAAATTTGAGCTAAGTACAAAATTAGTTCTCTTTATAATTTCTGATAATTTTAAAGGAGCACCAGCATCTTTTAAAATAGATATAACTGTACTTTGTACTTTTTCTTTACTAAGTCTTTTACCTTTATTTTCATGTTCTATTACCCTCTGTATTTCTTCTTTTGGAATAATAGGAGTTTCAATTTCTTCTATATTATTTTCAATTTTTTCTATTATATGTTCAGTTTCTCTTTTTATATTTGTTACTGCTATTTCTTTTTGTGTTTGATTATATAAATTTACATAACCAGTTATATTTAGCTCTTCAACTCCTCTCTCTTCCATCAAATTAAGGAAGTCCAACCTTTTCTTTAAGTCAAAATACATTTCAACTAATTGTCTTCTCTCTTTTGTAATGTCTCTTAACATTTTGTAGATATAGATTTTTTCTTCGTCAATATTCATTACTTCATCTCTCCTATTTCATATAATATCATTTCATAATTAATTATATTCCAAAGTGTAATAAAAGGGAATTATTTTTTTTTTAATTTCTTCTATATATATAGAAAATTTTGATAGACCCTCATTTTATATAAGTGGAAACCTTGTCTAAAAATGAGAGACTAAAATTATATAATTAATTTAAATTAAAAGATATTTTAGATAAAGGAGAGAAATATTATTGAATAAAATGGAGTTATTTGAAAAAAATAAAAAATTAGCATTTTATGCCCTTAAAAAATTTGACCAAAAAGAAGGAATGCTTGAAAGAGACGATTTAGAACAAATAGCACTTATTGGTTTATGGAAAGCCTGCTTAAAATTTGATGAAAGTAAAGGAAATAAATTTGCTACTTATGCTGTTCCAACAATTCAAGGTGAAGTAATGAAAGAAATAAGAGACAGAAATAGTTACTTTAAAGTATCAAGACATGCTAAAATAGCATCAAAAAAAATAATGAGAGATTATTTAGAATTTGGTATTCCTACTCCAACAGTAGAAGAAGTTATGGATAAATACGGTTTTTCAAAATTAATAGCAAGAACAACATTGGAATTAATGGATTTAAAAGTTGAAAGCATGTCAAGGCCAGTTTCTACAAAATTTGGAGAAGTAAAATTAGAAGATACAATACCAGATATTAATGCTAATTTTTATGAACTTATTATAGAAAATGATGAGTTAACAAAAGCATTAGAAACTTTAGATGAAAGAGAAAAAACTGTTGTAAGATATGTGGCTAATGAGTTTACACAATCTGAAATTGGTAGAATGCTTGGAATCTCTCAAGTACATGTGTCAAGAATATATAAAAAGGCACTAGAAAAAATAAGAAATTATTATGAGGTAAACGCTAATGAAAATGAGCTACAGCTTGCTTGAGCAACTAATATCTAGCAAAATTATACGTATTCATAAAGTACCTAATGGATTTTATTATTATGAATATGCTAAAGAACATTATGAAGGTGGTACTGTATTTGGTATATTAGAATTAGAACATGAAATTTTATCAGATTTTGGTAAAGTAATAGGTTATTTTGGTGTTAAATTTGAACATAATATATTAGCTTATTACTTAAAAAATTGAGGTGATAGAAATGAGGGGTCCAGTTACTAAAAAAGACTTAGCTATTGAAACTAGATATGGTTATATGAATATTCATTTAGAATTACTTTTTAAAGCTTTAAAAGAAAATGATTCTAATGAAATAGGATTCCAAATATCACAGTTAAAAAAAATAGTAAATGCTTTAACAAAACTTGGTTATTTTGAAAGGGGAAAATAAAATGCTTATGACTAAACAAAGTGAAATTGAAAAAAGAGCAATCAAACATGGTAAATTATTTATTGAAAAGAATGCAACTATTAGAAGCGTAGCAAAAGAAACAGGTAGTAATAAATCTACAGTTCATTTGGATTTGCATAGATTAAAAGAAATTCACCCAGCTCTTTTTGAAAAAGTTGAACAAAAATTAAATTATAATTTTGCGGTAAAACATATTCGTGGTGGAGAATCTTGTAGAAAGTATTGGGAGAAAAAGAAAAAGTGATATACTTATTAATTGGATTAGTTTCACTTTTAATATATGCAATGTATAAATGGGAATGAAAGGAATATAAACTTATGGTTTATCCCCATGAAGAAAAGTTTAGTGAAAGACAATTATGGAAAGAAATACTGGAGAAAAGAGAAAGGAAGATAAAAATGATAGTAAATAAACCGCAATTTGATACTAATGAAATTAAACCTGGTCAAGCTTATTGGTTAACTAAACAGAAATATAATGGCTTTTATGAAATAAATACTCCTTGTGTTGTTGTAAGTGTAAAACCTTTATCTATTATTGTTGCATATTATAATGAAAAAAATAATTCAATGGACCATGTAACAATTTCTATTGATAATATTGTAAAAGAAACATTTAAATTAGAAAAAATGGTTATAGAAGGGAAGAAATAGTGTGGGAATTAATTTGTTCACTGACGGAGCTTGTACTGGTAATGGTACTAAAGAACAAAAAGCGGGATTAGGAATAGTAATTGAATGGCAAGGTAAAAAACCTTCAGTATATTCTATTGGAGGAGGAAATATAACTAATAATGAGGCAGAGTATTCTGCCTTATTAAAATCATTAGTAATTATAAAGGAAGAACAGTTAATGGATACAACAATTCATTCTGATTCTAATTTAATGGTTCAACAAATTAATGGGAATTGGAAATGTAAAGATGAAAAATTAAAGCCTTTATTAAAAACAGCTAATAATAGAATAGAATGGTTAAAAGAAAGAGGATATAAAGTAGAAGTAGTTTATATTCCAAGGGAGTTAAATCTAGCAGATAAACCTGCTAAAAATGGTAAGAGTTTAAAAGAAGGAGAGGTAGTTAAATCATGAAAAAGAATAAGAATAAATTTTGGAAAAGACTTAAAACATTTTTTAAGTGGACTCTAATAATGATTATTCTATTCTTAATACTTCAGTTCTTAGAAAATTTCTATCATGATTATCTATTATTAATTGATAAAGTCAATGAACAAGGTCAATATATAGACCATATGAATCAACAAGTAAATCTATTAAAAGAATCTAATAACTTATTATCTGACCAAGTACATGATTTAACAGTTAAAATTAATGGCCAAGAAATTAAACCTACTATATCTACTCCAAAACATCATTTTGAATTACCGAAAATTAGTGTTTTACCAGTAGTACCTATCACTACAACAGGAATGTTAATGATGATGAAAATTATATTAAGTAAAGTAAGTTTATTGGGAACCTAATTTTAGGTTCTTTTTTTTGTGTTTATCCTTTAGTTTATTGGATAAGTTCTTTTGTTTCTCTGCGAGGCCTTTATGATTGTTAATCATGAGAAATAACAACTTTTCAGCAGCCTAGAACATACACATTTATAGTAGTGTCAAAAAATAAAACAGGACATTTATTTTTTTAACTGATAAAAAAATATGTAGAAGTTAAGAAATAAGTCCTGTTATTTTCATCTCCTCCCTATTAATATGGAGCAAATAAAAATTTATTTCTTAACTTCATCTTATATTATCATTATATCCAACTGTAACTGGTTATAAACACTAATATTCTAAATTTTTTGAAAATTTTAAATATTCATATTTTATAATACAATTATATATCTATATAAAAATGTAAAATGGAATATTAAAACTAATAAGGTAAATTATACCATTGAACCTTAATATATATAGGTTTACTTTTGCTTTGTAGGAGGAATTTTATGGTCCAAGATAACTATTTATTAGATACTAATATTGTTTTTAACGAACCATACATTTTGAATAAATTCGATAATTGTAATATTTATATACCTGGAGTAGTATTAGAAGAACTTGATAAACATAAATATGATAAAGAATTAGGAATGCAAGTAAGAATATTTAATCGTATTTTGGATAAGTTGCATGAAACAAACTATATGACTGATAAAAACTGTCATGTAATGTTTATAAGTGAAGCTTATAAAGATAGTGATTTATTTTATCTTGGTGGTAGAACTAATGATAATATTATTATTCATACTGCTAAATGCCTAAATAAAAATCATAAAGTAGTCCTTCTTTCAAATGATATGGCGGTCAGGATTAAAGCTAGGAATTTAGCTCACATAGAGGCTACTGGTTTAACCCAAGAAATTCACGGAAATACTTCAGATGATTTCTATAAGGGTTATTTAGAGCTAAATGTAGAGGATGAACTTATTAATACATTGTATTCAGAAAAATTTCTATCATTGAATCATTTCAATTATATTAAGACTTATCCTCATATGTTCTTTATTCTACGACCATATTCAAATAATTCTAAATATCTAATCGGTAAAGTTGATAAAAGAAATCTTTGTATTGAATTGATTTATGAGATAGATTCAGTATATGGAATAAGTCCTAAAAATTTACAACAGTTAATGGCAATGCATCTTTTATTAGACCCAGAAATTCCTTTAGTATCTTTAACAGGTAAAGCAGGTAGCGGTAAAACATTAATTACTCTTGCTGCAGCATTGGCTTTAGTTCAAGGAGACGTAAGAGATGAAAAAGGTGGATTATATTATAGTAGAATTACATGCGCTACACCAACAGTAGATATGGGAAGAGGATTAGGATTTCTTCCAGGTGATAAAGATGAAAAATTGGCACCTTATGTTCAGTCATTCTTTGATGCATTAGAATACATTTATGGCGGTAGTGAACAAATGAAAGATGCATTACAAGGATTTCAAGACGAATTTCAAATTGATGCATTAAACTATATTCGTGGTCGTTCATTACCGGGGCAATACTTTATTTTGGATGAGGCACAAAATTTAACTAAGCATGAAATTAAAACAACTATTACACGAATGGGCGAAGGTTCTAAAATTGTTATTATGGGAGACCCAGCACAAATAGATGTTCCTTATTTGGATAAATTTAATAACGGTTTAACATATACAATTGAAAAGTTTAAAGATAAAAATCTTGCAGGACATATTGAATTAATAAAAGGTGTTCGTTCACCATTAGCTGATATGGCAGCAGATATTTTATAGGAGTGATAAAATGGGTAAAAAAGATAGATTTTTAGTAGTTTTTCCATATATTGAAAGAGGAGTTATTTATATAGAGGAAAATATTTTGCCTTTAATGCCTTATTTAAAAAAGACTTCTCCAACTATTTTTGAGAGTGATACTTGTGAAATTAAAGTTTGTTCTTTATCACTAGAAAATAATATGAGAGGAATGAGAGCGGATTTAGTATTTTTAAGTGATGAATGCAGTTTAAAAACTTATAATGACATTATTTTACCTATGGTTAATAGAGACCATAAAAGAGTTAAGGTTGTGTTGTAAATGGCCAAAGATATTTCAAAAAATAAAGTCTTTATGTCACCATACAAGGACGAGGTTGAAAAAAGATTGGCTCTTGGTCAATCTCCAAGGTCTATAGCCAATTGGCTAAAAACTAGAGGAGAAGAGATTTCTTATGCTACAATTAATGAATATAAGAAAACATTTTTTGATGTAGAAGCTCAAGCAGGTAAAATAATTAAAGAAAAACAAAATGAATTAGCACAAGCAGAAGATTATGAAACTGAACAAAAATTAATGGAAACACAGAGAAATATGCATTTAGCAGAGATTAAAGCTATTAACCATATTTCATTATTATATAACAATATTAATGATATGAGAGAATATTTGATGAAATTACAAAGTTATGAGCCATTAGTTGCATCTCATGCTGCTAGAGGGATTTGGCAAGAGATTAGGGCAACTATTGAAACTTTGGAAAAATTAAAAGAAAAGGAAGGTGCTTCAGACGATTCTTCTGTTGCTAAATTACTTAGTGCTATGAAGAAAAAGAAAAGGGAGATGGAAAACAATGGAGAATAAAGAACATTGGAGAGACATTCTAAATAAAGAATGGAGTCAAGATTTTTCCACACTTCCAATAAAAGATGTACAAAAACTTATTGGATTAGCATTCTATCAATTATTTTTAATTGAAATAAATTCTATTAAGGTAATTAGTGATATAAACAATCATGGACATTATGTTAAGTTTGAGATTGAAGGGGAATCATTTAGGGATTCAGCTAACTTACCACATGCAGAATATGTTGAAGAAGAAGAAGAGGAATGATGCTTAATGTCTTTTGAATATAAAGGTAATTATTATCATAGCGTACATGATGCTTTAGAAGATGACCCTGTAGCAGTTACAGACCCTGTTGTATTTACAGAAGCGTTTTTAACAGTTCCAGATGGTGATGAAGGAATTGTACCATTTAGATTTGATAAACCGGAAAAAGGGGAATATAGGAACTATCTATTTCCCCTTTATAGGGACCAACATCCAAGGATTGTAGTAGTTACAGGTCGTCAGGTAGAAAAATCTACAATGTGTCGTAATAAAATTCTTGCAGATATGTGTACAAATGAAGGCTTAACTGCATTATATACTGCTCCAAGACAAGAGCAGGTTACTCGTTTTTCTGCAGAACGTGTAAAGAATGCAATGAGGGATTCACAAGGTGGGGCATTAAAAGATTCTATCCTAAAAAAAGGTAAAGATACATCTTCATTTGTTCAATTTGATTCTAAATGTAATATGTATCTATATAGCTGTTGGGCAGATGGTGATGCTATTCGTGGTATTGCAGCTCAAAGGGTTTATGCAGATGAAGTGCAAGATATGACAGGGGCTTCAAGAGAAACGGTTGAAGAGTGCCTTGGACACGCAAAAGGTGGAGGCCAAATGTTTCATTTTGGTACACCTAAAAATAGTGGTTCTGAATTCCATAGACTATGGGAAATGTCTGATAAGAAAGAATGGTATGTTGAATGCCAGAATCCTAAGTGTGGTCATAAACAGAAAGTAACAATGAATAATATTATTAAGAAAAATGAAAATACTCCAGCTTACTTTGGATGCACTAAATGTAAGAAAGAATTAGATAGAGGTAAAGGTGAATGGATAGCAGAAAATAAAGAAAGTGCTAAAATGTCTGGTTACCATATTACACAGTTAATGTGTTCTTGGATAAGTGCAGACCAAATTCTTTATAAGCGTGCAACTTATTCCGATATGAAATTTAATAATGAGGTATTAGGAGAATTCCATAATGTATTTGGTAAAACACTAGATATGCAAAATATTATGGATTGTACTAATGCTACATTAAGATTGCCAGATAAAGGTCATAAAGGACCTAATTTTATGGGAGTTGACTGGGGTTCTGGTAATAATTCATTCTCTATTATAACAATTATTGGCCCAGAAGTTATTGATGGGGAAGAAAAGCTAGTTTATAGATATGTTCAAAAATATAATGCATCAGGTTATGGAAAAGTAATGAGTGATATGCATACTTTAATTAAAGCATTTAATGTTGAAAATATCGTAATAGATATTGGGGATGCAAGAAGACAGTTTGAGGAATTATTAGTTGAATATCCAAATACAGTTGCTGCTTGTCAATATGTATTAGCTCTTAAAACTCCTTATAAATGGGATAGAAAAACGAGAATCCATACTTGTGATAGGAGTTATCATATTGAAAAGGTTATTGATTTATTCCACAAGAAAAAAATAGTAATTCCTTATGACAAGATGACTATTCAAGTAACAGATAGATTAGGATGGTTATTTGAACATTTAACATCATTAGAAGCAGAATGGGTTGAACCTACATCAGGAAATACTGGTTATACAAGATATTTACACAGTAATCCAGATGACGGATACCAATCTCTTGTATATGCTTGGCTTGCATATGATAGAAGAAAAAGTAAAGTAAAAAGCACAATTAAAATTAAAACGCAAGATTGGAGTGAACTATTTAAAATAAATGATAACCATTTTGACGATGATTAAAAAATTAAGTATAACATCTTGGAAAAGTACCATTATATTACAGTAAGGTATTCTTTCCATTCCTCTTTGGGTGTCCATAAGGGCACCCATTTTTTCGATAAGGAGTATGATATTATGGCAAATCCTTTTAGTAAAATAACAGATTTTTTTAAAAGTTTTACTAATAACGATTCTAAAGGGACTGGAAAAACTTATCCAAACCAAATGAATCGTTTATATGCCCAAATGGCAGTAGAAATAGATAGAAAAAAAATATATCAAGAATGCTGGGTAATGTATAATGAAGATGCTAGAATTTCTGCAGCAATTGATACTACAGCAGGTTCTGCTACTAATGGTTCTTTTACTTTAAAATTTAATGATATTGAAGAAATGCAAAATTCTGTAATTGATGATGCAGAAAAAATTATAAATGATATTATTAAACGTACAAAACTTAAAAGTAAAATTCCAGCAATAGCAAAAGAATTACTTATTCTTGGTGATGTATTTTTAGAGGTAATTGTCGATTTTAATACAAATGAAATTGTAGACTTAAAAAAATTACCTGCTAAAACTATTGAAAGAAAAGAAGATGACTATGGAAATCTCATTGGTTTTATTCAAAGAGATGATACTAGTAAAATTATTGCTGAGTTTGAACCGTGGCAAATTCTTCACATGAGATGGAATAATTTTACCGGCCAACTATATGGTACATCTATGTTAAAAGGAATTAGATTACTATATAAAAAGTTAAAAATGACAGAAGAAGATTTAGTTATTCGTAGACGTACAAGAGCAGGATTAAAACTACATCATTATGGAGCAGATGCACAAGAGCCTTTAGAACCGGAAGAAGTAGATGAGTACATTGAAATGAATAAATCTACTGCTATGAATGTTCGTACAGATTTTTATTCAAATGGTAAATGGAAAATTGATGTACTTAAATCTGATGATGGTGTAGCTATGATGGATGATGTAAAACATCTTGAAGATGCATTATTTATTGGATTAAGAACACCTAAAGGATTATTAGGCATTGGTGATAATTCAAATAAAGCAACTCTTGAAAGACAAGAAGTTTCTTATATTCGATTATTAAGTGAAATTGATGAAGTAATTGGTGAACAATTTAGATATGTTTTTGATATGGGGCTAAAATTAAAAGCTATTGACCCAGAAAATGTAGAATATGATTTATTATGGAAAGAAAAAACTATTGAGGATATGAATACCAAAGTTGAACGCTTAATTCTTCAATCTAATGGTTCATTTATTTCTAAGCAAACAGCTACTGAAGAAATGGGATACAACTTTGAGGATGAAATGGCAAGAATTGAAGAAGAGCAGAAAAAATATGATTTCTTATCTTTTAATGCTGCTCAATTTTCTAATCCAAATATGGACCCTCAAAGCCAAATTCAAAGCAGTCAAGAAAAAATAAAATATCAAAAAAGAACTGATACAAATCCTGGGCAAGGCACACAAAAAACTACATTTAATAATTAAAGAGAGTTGAATAATTATGGCTAGTATAATAGATACTATGCAAAATGAAGCATTATCATTTATGGCTAAAAGAAAAAAGATTGAAGAAAAGAGAATGAAAGAAATGGAGCAAAATAACAAAGATATGTATAAAGAAATTATTGCTGCAATTCTTTTAGCAGGAAGATTAAATATATCTGTTATTCCAACTTTTATTCAAACAATAATAAAACCTATTGTGGATAAGTACAGAATTCAACAACAAACTTTTGTTGATGGCTTTATTAGAGATGATTATAAAGTCGGAATAGAAACTGGTCAAAAATTCCTTCAAATCTCTCGTGAGTTAATTGACCCATATAACTCCGATTTAACTAATCCCGATTATTCATCAGTCTTAAATACTCTATTAAATTATGCTGAGAATGTAGTTGATAGTCAACACAATGACTTAATAAGTAATTTGGGTAAAAATATGTCAAGTATCTATATTATCAATAAGCGTTTAGATAGTAGAAATGCTGAAAAACAAATTAATACAGATAAAAATTCTACAACTAATACAGCATTGGATGGAGCTATTATTGGTAAGTATATTAATTCTAGCTTTAATAATATTAATTATAGAACTAAATTAACAGCACAAAATGAATCTAATAGAGCTCTAAATCATGGAGTTTTAATGAGATATATTGTTGCTAAAAGAGATAACTTACCTAAATTAATGACTAAATGGATAGAAGTAAATGATGAAAAATTATGTAAAGATTGTAGAGCTGCAGCAGAAGGTGGAGATTTTGGTGTTGGTATTTATGCAATTGGAGATATAACTCCTCCTCCTTTACATTCTAGTTGTAGATGTATATTAGTTCCATTTTTAAGTGGCTGGGAAAATTCTCCAGAATGAGGTGATAAGTTTGTTTGATATTATTCAAGAAAATGTAGATAATAAACCTTTTAAATTTAAAGGTATTGCAATGATTAAAGACAGTATTTCAGGTAATGGTCGTAGATATAGTGGAGCATTAGTAGAAAGTACTGTTAATAATGTTAAAAGTATTATTGAAGCTAATGGTGCTTATCCATTAACAGTTATGGCAGACCATCCTAATGGATTTACTTCTAATAAAACTTTAACAACAGTAGGTAAGATTACCGATATGTATATGGAAGGCAATAATGCTATCATTGAAGCAGAAATAGCTAATACATCTGTTGGAAAAGACGTACAAGAACTTATCCGCGGTAAGTTTGTAGAAGGGCTTTCAATTAGAGCTTCTAAAGCAAAAATGAAAAAGATGAATATTGATGGCCGAAGTGTTAATGATGTACTAGAGATGGAATTGAATGGTGTAGATTTGGTTACTAATCCTGGTGTTAAAGGTGCTAGAGTGTTAGACATTTTAGAATCTGCCGAAAATTCCGGAGTTTTTATCTCTATTGCAGAGGAAGAAATTGTTGATATAGAGGAGGACAAAATGGATTATTCAAAAATTACTTTAGAAGAGCTTAAAGCAAATAGAAAGGATTTAGTAGAATCCCTTAAAGTTGAATTTAAGCCAGTATTTGAATCAGAGCTTAAGGTGAATGAATTACAAGAATCTGTAGATAATCTTACTAGTGATAAAACTGAACTTCAGGGCAAACTTGATGAATCAGAAAAAACACATAAAGAGCTTAAAGAATCTTTTGATGCTAAGGAAGCAGAATTAAAAGAAGCTCAAAAACAATTACAAGAAATCAAAGAAGCTGAAGAGGCTGCTAAATTAGCTGAAGAAAAAGCAAAACGTGAAAAGCATATTGCAGAAAAAGTTACTGAACTTAAATTTGCTGATTCTGTAAAAGCTAAAATTAAAGAAGAAGTTTCTACTTTAGAATCAATTGAAGAAATTGATGCTAAAATTGCTGAAAAAGTAGAATTCTTAAATATGGTTATTAAAGAATCTACTGGTGTTGATATTTCCGGTAAAGGTCATTCTAGTGAAAAAAATAAGAAAGATGACCAAGACTTTATGGACTTGGTAATGAAATATTAATTTTTTTGAATAATAGGAGGAATAAATAGATATGACTAAAGAATTTGCTAAAGAACTTTTAGAACATTATGAGAGCCTTAAATCAGTTGGCATTCAAGAAGATGCTTCTACTGACCAATATACAGATGCTACATTAGCATTAAATCAACCTAAATTTACTGGTGCACTTATCCAAAAAGTATATGCTGATATGATTGCTACTAATTTCTATGAAGTAGGAACAATGTCTGGCCCAGTTGAAAAAACTCCAGTTGAAATTTATGACCGTGAAGCAGGTGTTACAACTACTGAAGTTGATGAAGGCGGACAAATTCACCAAGGTAGAACTTCTTACAGCTCAGTAACAATTGAAGCTGTTGGTTACAAATTAAAATCAGTTCTTACTGCAGAAGCAATTGAAGATGCTCAAAATGCTGGAAACCTTAATATCGTAGCTCGAGCTATTGCTAACCTTGCTAAAGATATTGCTCGTGAAATTGATGCATCTCTTATGAATCTAATGGTTAATGGAGCAGCTGCTGGTAATGTTGATGTTTCTAAAGGCACTTTATCTGCTAAAGATTATGGCGCTGCTATCGTTGAAGGCGTTGTTGATTCTATTCAAAACGTTAAGAAGAAAAACTACCGCCCTGACTTCTTACTAGTAAGCCCAGATGTTTTTGGTTACCTTGCTAAAACTGATGACTTCGTTCATGCTAACCTATATGGTTCTGACCAATTACAACAAACTGGTTTCCTTGGCAAGATTCGTGGATTAGATGTTTTTGAATCTAATAACATGCCTGTTAATACAGCAGTAATTGGTAAGAAAATGACTTTCGGAGTTTATAAAGTTTATGTACCAACTATGTTCCGTGGTCCAGTTTACGACCCTAACTATGATAAAGAGACTTACGTAGTTCGTCAACGTGCAGCAATGAAAATCACTGTTGGTGAAGCATTAGCAACTCTTCATCTTACTGCTTAATTAATTAATAAATGAAATAAAGGAGCAGAATTAACTGCTCCTTTTTTATTAGGGGGTAAATTATGGAATTAAATAAAGGAGATAAAGCAATTTATTTAGGTAATATGCCATATATTCTTGGAAATGGACAACAAGTTGAAAAATATGGTGATGAATTAGTTATTAACAATAAAGTTATTGTAGGAAGAAAGGATTTATTTCAGAAAGTTAAACAAGTAAAACCGGAAGTTAAAGAAGTAGTTGTTGAAAAAAAGGAAACAAAAAAACCATCAAGTAAATAAGGATAAAAGATAATGTTCTGTATATTATATATACAGGACTTTTTTAATGAGGTGATTAAATGTTAATCCAAGAATTAATTAGGGAGCTTAGAAATCTAATAGGTGATAATGATTTAGATGACCCTAATATTACAGATTCTGAGCTTAGAACAATTTTAAATAATTCTGCAGCAGTTTATAGCAGATTAAAAAATATTATTAAAACATTTGAAACTCCATTTATTGTTGGAGAAGAATATTATGATATTCCTGCAGATTCAATTAAGGTTAAGTCAATTGTATTAAAAGAACAAAATTTAAAATTAAATTTCATTGATAATTTAACTCAAGTTATTTTAGAAGATTTACCTAATGTTGATTCTGGGACTCTGAAAATAACATATAATCGGTATTTTAAGCCAGAAGAGATTGACGAAAGAGAAGTTGATTTATACTTTTTATATGCTGAAGGATTATGTTATAAATTAATGGCTTCTAAAACAGCAGAACTTATTAAATTTAGTACTGGAGAAAAAATTGTTGATGAAAGTTTAATATCTGATAAATATTTAAAGCTATTTAAACAAGCAGAAAGTGCTTTCAAGAAGAAATTTATTAAAGCGTATGGTAAGAGAGCTAACAATTTAATGGAAAATTTAGACTATTGTCTTCCATATCCTCCGCTTGGAGAATCTCCGGATGGTGATAGACATTGAAAAAGAAAAATTATGATAGAATTATAAAAAAAATACATGATATTAATTTAGGAATATTAGGCACAGATATTCAAATTAAAAGATTATTACCATTAGACCAACAACCTAATTACAATAAATTATTGAGAGAATGGTATGGGCCTAAAGAATGGGAAATAGTTATTGAAACTAAAGGGGAAATAGATGCATTCAAACAAAGTGAAGATTGGAAAGAAATTGGTACATTGGGAATTCATGATTATAAATGCAAAATAAATGATAATCTTGGATTAGTATTAGATGATATTACTAATTATATAGTTGAAAGGCTAGATAATAATAAAGTGTATGAAGTTATATACTATCGTGAATTTATTGGAGAAGTCGAGATTGGCTTAAGGCCGGTGATAAATAATGCAGTTTGAAGTAAAAGTTATAGGTGATAGAGAAGTTGCATTCTATTTTCAAAAATTATCAACTGGAATTAAACCTACTGCATTACAGGGTTTAAATGAAATTGGTAATTATTTAGAGAAAAAAATAAAAGACAGATTTGGTCATTATCATAGTTCTTGGCCTAAATTAAAAAGAGCTTCAGTAATTGCTAAATATAAAAGAAGGTCTTTAGGTGGAGGAAAAAGAGTAAAAGTTGCTGTTGGAGGAGATGACCCTTTAATTTTATTTGGTAATTTGAAAGATAGTATTGCTAAAGAAATGAATGATATGGAAGTAACTATATTTTCTGATAATCCTTATGCTGCAGTACATGAATATGGTTATAAACAAGTGCCTGCTCGTAGTTATATGAGAACAACATTAGCAGATGAAGAAGATAATATTACAGATATTATGGATAGAGCTATAGGGCGATTAATATAGGAGGTTTATGATGAAAGAATCTATTATAGAGTTTATGGATTATAACGTATTAATATCCTTAATTGATTATTTTAGCAAGAATATAGAAGGTAAAACTGTCAATAATAAATCAGTATCAGTTTATTCTTCTTATTCGGATAAGCACATGCCCTATATTTCGCCAGCTATGTCAATAGAATTACTTCACAGAAAAAATAAATCTATTGCATTAAATAATTTTTTAGGTGAAAAAGTGGATATAGATGAAAATAAGCTTTATGAAATTGAGGGTGTTTTTTTAGAGTATACGGTTCAATTAAATGTATACTCTAATACAAGAGGAGAAATCCATAAATGGTGCTCTATCCTAGACGATATTTTAAAAATAGGAGAAGATGGAATTCCATTAAATTGTTATACAGATAGTGGAATTATTAAAAAAGATAATATGGGAACATTGGATTATTTTTATACTGATATTAAAAATAATAATCTAATTCCTAATATTGTTTCATATGATTTCCATTCTTTCTTTGAAATTAAAATTAGAGCTTTACAACAATATCAATCTATATTTGACCTTATGTCAAATGATATTAATTTAAATAATAATTGAGGTGAATTAAATGGCAAGCAATAAGATTCCTGGTGTATATTCCAGTGTTGATGCTAGCGCAGCTTTAAAGTCAATTAGCTCTAATCAATATGTAATTGGCATTATTGCTTCTGGTACATCTGATGATACTAATATTAAATTAACAAATAAAGCATATGCACCTTTTTCTTTTGACGATGCAAAAGAAAAATATGGTAGTGATTCAAATATTATAACACTTATGGATACAGCAATGGAAAATGGCGGTACTAATTTTATTGTAGTACGAGTTAATGATAGTGACTCTTCTAATCCAGATTACGCTGCTGCTTTAGCTATTAGTGAATTAGAAGAAGCAATTGATATTGTTATTATTGATTCTGTAAACCCTACAATTTTTTCTACTCTTAAAGATAGTATAAATAATGCTTCAGCAGATAGAAAAGAACGTACTGCAGTAATTGGTTTTGCTGTTGGAACAGATAATGCAACTGCAAATAGTAATGCAAATGCTTTAAATTCTAATAGAATACTTGCGGCATATCCTAATCCATTAGATTCTCTTGGAAACGAAATTTCTGGAATCTATACAGCTGCTGCAATTGCAGGACAATTAGCTGCAGAACAAAATCCTTCAATGCCAATGACTGGTGTAGAAATAAAAGGATTTCATGGCTTATCTAAAAAGCTTAAAATTACTGAAATGGAATCTCTTATTGATAATGGAGTTATTCCTCTCCAAACTTTAAATGGAGTTATTAGAATTGTTCGCTGTATTACTACTTATACAAAAAATAATATTGGTGCTGTAGATTATACTTGGCAAGAAGTTACAACAGTAAGAATTTCAGACTATATTTTTAAAGATTTAAGGAATAGATTATCTTCTAAATTCCAAAGAGCAAAACAAAGCCAAAGTACTCGTGATGCAGTTAAATCTGAAGTTATGACTGGCCTTTTATCTTACCAATCTTTGGAATATATTGAAAATGTTACTAGCACTGATGTTCAAATTGTTATTAATCCAATTAATCCATTAGTGAACGATGTTAACTTTAAATATGATGTAGTTGGTCCACTTAACATTATTAATTTAACTGGATATTTAGTTATCTAATAGGAGGTTAAAAAATGTCTGCAACATTCCCTAGTAGTAGAGACGTATTTTTTGAAGTAGATGGCAGAAAAGTTGCTGTAGTTCAAAGCTACAATACTTCTTATACAAAAGAAGATAAAGAAATTGATGCTTTCGGTCAAATAGACCCTGTTGGTTATACTCCAGGTAAAAAAGCATATACAATAAAAATTAGTAAAGCATATATTGACCAAGCAGCTTTACAAGATGGAATTACTTTCTATGATATTGATAACTTTGAATTTGTAATTGTTAAACCTGACCGTCGTATTGTTTACACTGGCTGCTCAATTACTCAGATTGATGAGGAAGGAGCACTTAATGATGTTATCGCAGAACATATTTCAATTCGTGCCGCTCATCGTCGTGAAGATAAAATTTAAATAATAGGAGGAATATATAATGAATACCTTACAGAGATTAAAACAAGGAAAGAAAAATAGTAAACTAGTTAATTTTCCAGGTACGGAAGAAAAAGTTGCATTGGTTATCTTACCTTCCAATGAGATAACTGATGCTTCTATTAAAGCTGAAGATTATATTAAAAGCAAAAATATTGAAGATGAAGATGATAAATCTATTGTACATCAAGCTCAAATTATTTATCGCTCACTTAGAGATAAAGACGATTTAAATAAACATCTTGCTGACTCTTTTGATGAGTTTTTTTCTACTTTAGATAATACTGAAATTCAATATTTTATGGTAGAATATAGTTTACTAACAAGTGAAAATAGCCCATTTTTAAGTGCTGTTAGTCAAGAATCATTTGACGAACTAAAAAAAACGCTAGGGAAAATCCAATTGAGCGATTTAAATGGTCCGTCCTTAATCGCTTTAAGAAACTTCCTACTGACCCTAGCGTAGAAAATATGACAGAAGGCCAATGGATTTGGATAATGGTTCATATGGCAGTAGATGATGAAGAAAAAATGGAAAAGACTTGTAAAAAGTGTAAAACACATATGGATGATAATAGATGTATCCATTGTGGAACTCAATTAGTAAATGAGGAAACACTTAATCCTAATTTTAATGAAGAAATGTTTGAAAAACTTAAAAAAACATATATGTAATGGCAGGTGAAATTAATGGCCAGTTCTAACCACAAGGTAGATATAGTTGTTGGAGTTAAGGACTTGGCATCCAGTGCATTACGTAATATCCAAAATTCTTTTAATAATATTGGAAGAGGATTAAATAGTGCAGGCACCTTTATGGGTGCCTTTACTCGTAATTTGGATAGTGCGATTACTAAGCTGGATGGCTTAGCAAACTCTATGTATAAATTTAATATGTATACATCTTCACTACAAAGAAACTTACAAAATATAACAGCTATTGGAGCAGTAGCAGCAGGAGCTATTGCAGTTCAAGGAACTAAAAGTGCATTAGATTATGATTATAAAATGAGAACAATGCAATCTCGTATGGGAACAACTAATGCTGTAAGACAAAATGTTTCTAATTATGTACTTAATAGTCCAGATATGAAAACAGCATATAAGCCTACTGATATTGCAGATATTGGTATTGTATTAGGTCAGGCTGGTATTAATACAGCACAAGATATGAAATCTTTAATGAAATCAGTTTCTTATTTTGCTGAATCAGTTGACGCTGCTCCAGACCAAGCTGCTGAAATGGTAGTAGCAGCCGCTAAGGGTTTCGGAGTGAGCATGAAAAACTCCCAACAGATTACTGATAAGTTAACTGTTGCTTTAAACCAATCATTATTGCATGTTGAAGAATTACCACATGCTATTGGTGAATTGGCAGGCCGTGCTAATATGTATGGTCAATCTTTTGATTCATCTTTAACTGCTTTAATGACTATGAGAAACCAAGGCGTATCTGCAGCACAAGGTTCACAAGATTTTTTGAATGCAATGAGAAACGTTTCTAGGATTGGTAATGATTCAACTTTGTATAAAAAAACAATGGGATACTTCCAAGATTTAGGTATTAATGATGCTATTTTTGACCCAGTAACAAGAAAATTAAAAGAATTTCCAGATTTAATTGATGATATTGAAAAAGCAATGGTTAAACAAGGGTTTACTAATCCAAGATATAATATTAAATCACAATCAGATTATGAGAATTTTTTGGCAGCAAATAATGGTGTAGCGCCTTCAGATTTTTGGGATTCAATGAAAGCAATGCCATTAATCTCTAGAGTATTTGGAGCAGCAGGTACAGCTCCAATTATTGCTGGTTTACAAACTAAATATGATGCAGTTGATGCTAATGGTAATCCAACAGGTCAAACATATTATGGTGCTTCTGCATTAAAACAAATGTATAATCAAGTCCATAATTCAGATGGTGCTGTTGACCAAACACATGCTACTATTGCTGAATCTGGAAAATATCAATTGGAAGTTTTAGGTAATGCATGGCAAACTGCACAAATTAAATTATTAGATGGCTTAGTTCCTTTAATTAAAACTGGTGCAGAACAATTAAGTAATTTATTTAATCCATCTCAAATTTCAAGAGGACCAGGACAGCCATTAGATGCTGCTATGTATGAACAAACAAATCCTTTTAAAGAAATGAAAAAAGCTTTAGACCAAACTGTACAAGGTTATGAAAAATCTGGCCATCCAATAATTGCTTCTACTCTTAATACACTAGGAAATGGGGCTATTGGAGGAATTCAAATTGGTCAAACAATGCCACAAATGTTTAAACCAATTATGGATGCTTTTACTAAAGATATTACTAATGGTAAATGGGGAACAAATATAGCAACTTTTCCAATGTCTATTGTTAAAAATGGAATTAAATTTATAACTGACCTTTTTAAAGCAAATAAAGAATTTAATGATGCAGTAAAAAATCTTCCGACCGATTTACAAGACCCTGCAAAATTAATTGAAACAGTAACTAAAGGCGGAATAGCTTTAATGGTATCTGGTGTCATTATTAAAACAATAGAATTAGGAATTAGAGGGGTATCTGGTTTATTAAAAACTGGTAAAACTGCTGCAAACTTAAGTAAAGCTATTCTTGGGGCATTAATGGATAAAGAGGCAGGGCCTGCTGGTGTAGGAGGTACTGTAGCTAAAGCATTAGGTAGTAATATGAATATTAAAGCTAATATTGTTAATGTTTATGGAGCCACTGTTAATGGAAAAGGTGGAGGCACTACGCCAGGAGTTGGTGGTGGTACTGCAACTAGAACAGCAGCACAAGAAGGTGAAAGAGCTGCAGAAAGTGCTGGACAAAGTGCATTGAAAAGTTTTGCAAGTAAAGTTGGACCTTGGGCATTACTAGGTAGTAATATTGCATTAGCTGCAGGTTCTGCATATGTATTAACTCATCCAAAAGAAACTAATCAAATGATTGAGAAAAATCCAATACAAAAAGCTGTATCTCAATCTCCATTAGCACCACAAACAGATAAAAAAATAGATGAAATGTATAATATATTAAAAGACCCTTCTAAATATAAAGGACCTAAAGCTCCTGGTTCTACAGAATTAAAGCCTACAAAAAATTCTAACTTCTTTATTCCTACAGTTGTAAAAGATAAACCAAGTGCTGCTTCTGGTGCAACTTTAGCAGATAGTAAAACAACTAATGCATTATTTAGTAAATTAGAAAAACTAGCTTCTGACAACTTTGGTAAAAGTAAAGCAGATAAAGACCCTGGAGCTTATAAAGAATTTGTTAAAAATTATAATCAAATAACTTCAACAGTAAAAGAAGGAACTGGTAATATGAGTAATGCTATTGTTAGTGGTTTTAATACTGCTAATACTAAATTACAAAATATTAAATTAAATAATCAGGTTGCTGTAAACGTTGCACCGCCAAGCGTTGTAGTTTCTGGAAATATACCTAAAGAATTCTTAACAGTTAAATCTTCTGGTTCTACAGGATTCACAACAACAGGAGGTTCTCCTCAAGGTGATATGAAAGCTAATGCAGCAATGAATAGATTAAATACAATTAACCAAAGAAGAATTGGATGGGGGTCATATTAATGGGAAATATATTAAGTTTTGGAGGTTGGGTTCTTCCCCATAATCCATCTACTTTTACTATGAGTTATGAAAATAGAATTATAACACATGATTACCCAGATTTAAATATATCAGAAACAGAAAACCTTGGATTAAGTTCAAGGGTTTTTTCTGGTGAAGGGGCTTTTTATGGTCCACTTGCATGGAGTAACTTTTCTCAACTTTCAACTATGGCATATTTTAATGATGTAAGAATTTTAACTCATCCAAACTATGGCTCTTTCAATGCAAGAATAAGAAAATTAACATCAAAAGAAGAACCTACACCAGATTTTGTTGCATATGACTTTGAATTTATTGAGCATAGTGATTGGAATTTAATTACACAAATAATTGCACCTACTGTTTCTGCTTCTACTCCTAGCTCTGCTGGAGCAAATTATTATACTGTAGTAAAAGGGGATACTTTATGGGGCATTTCTAAAAAATATTATGGAACAGGTACTAAATGGCCAACTATTGCTGATGCTAATAAATCCCAAATAAAAAATCCCAATTTAATATATCCTGGTCAAAAATTTATTATTCCATAAGGTGGTTAAAATATGGCAACTCAAACTAATGCAGAACATTATATTATTCTATACTCTAATAGAACAGGCGGACAGTATAGAATAAATACAGTTAAATCTTATAAATTAGAAGGTTCTATTGATATTGCTTCAGATGGATTTGAAATTACTACGGGAAATCCAAGTAATCAAGCATCAAATATTGTTGGAGCAGGAGATAGAATAGAATTTTATTTTAATGGTATTTTAGCAGCTGAAGGCTTAATAGATGATTTAGATTTACAATATAATACAAGTTCTAATGATATAAGATTGACAGGAAGGGATATTGTTGGAGTATTAATAGATAATGATGCAGAACCTGCAACATATAATTCCATGGGATTAGGAGATTATATGAATAAAATAATTCCAAAATATTTAAGTCAATATGGAATAAAAAGCTATTGTAGTGATAATACTAAATTTGATAAAATTACAGTATCTCCAGGAGAATCAGAATACAGCGTTATTGAACGTTTAGCTGCAGAAAGAAATTTAATTATTATTTATGAAATTAATGAAAAAACATTATATTGTGTTAAGCCAAATTCTAATAACAGCCCTAGTTATATATTTAGCAATACAAATCCCAAAGGTATTAAAATAAAAGAATGCGAAATAACAATAAGTAATGATATAAGAAAGGAAGTAATAATTTATGGAGGAGATTATGAACAAAATAAAAATATTAAAGGTTCATATTCTGACCCAAATGTTAAAACAAATAAAAGAAAAATATCAAATGAAACAGATATAGAAAATTCGTCTGATGCTGAAAAGAAGGCAAAACAAGAATTTTATAATATTAATAAAAATGCTTTAACTGTTAAAATAACAACAAATACAAAATTCCCTATTTTTAAAAATAAATGTGCTAGAGTTGAAATAGATAAACTTGGTTTTTATGCAACTTTATTGATAGATGATGTAACATACACAAAAGATATGTCAAATGGAAGTTTAACAAACATCACTTTGAAATTAATGTCTGGAGTTGGAGTTTCATATAAAAATAATGATATTCCAACTTTACCTATATTGTAGGAGGTAAATATGTTAAATATTAAAAGAGCAGTAGAAAAAAGTATAGATAGTGTTAGAAATTCTTTAATGGGTAAAATAAGCTCTGTTTTAAAATCAAATAACACTGTTTATGTTAGAATTAACCAAGAAGAAATAAGAGATATTAAAATTATTTCTCCTTATGGGTTATTTTCTTTACCTCTAAATAATCAAAATGGTCAAATTTTATTTAATAATACTACTAAGAAAGCATCGCTCATTGGAATAGAACATGATAATTTACCAATAGAAATTAATCCTGGTGAAGTAATTTTATATGGTCAATCTGGTTCTTATATTTTATTAAGAGAAGGAAAAATCTTTATAAATGGAGATTTAAATGTTACTGGTAATATTACTTACAGCGGTAACATTTCAAAAGGGTGATTAAATGAGAACATTAAAAATTGATAATAATGGTGATATTTCTTTTAATTCTTTAGGAAAACTTAATTTTGTTTATGATAAAGATTTACTAGCTCAATCTTTAAATTTGCGAATAAGAACTGAAAAAGGTGAATTAATTTATAATGACGATTATGGTCATCCAATATTTAAAGGAAAAATAAATAAAGAGAATTTGTTAGTATTTTTAAATAATACTTTTATAGGTTTTGATAAAAGAGTTTTTAAGATAGAAGTTATTAGTATTAATAATATAGACAATTTAATTTATGCAGAAATAAATATAATATTAGATACTAATGAAATAATCAATTTAAATCTTAAAATATAATTGAGGTGAATTAAGTGACTTTAGAATTTAAAACTAGAGACCAGATAGTTCAAGATATAATTAATTCTATTTTATCCAAAATACCGGATATTGATTTTTCAGATGGAGAGCCATTAAAAACAATTATTGAAGCAATAGTTACTGAAATGGATTATCAAAATTGGCAATTAAAACAAGTTTATGATAATGCTTTTATTGATACATCGTATGGTGATGACTTATCCAACTTAGTAAAATTACTTGGAATTACAAGAAATCCTGCTAAGGGAGCATTTGGTAAAGTTAAATTTTATAGAGAAACTCCAGCAACATTGGATTATTTAATTCCTGCAGGTACAATTGTAGAAACTCTTCCAGATGCAGAAGGAGTTTTTAATTCTTATCAAACTACAGAAAATGTTGTATTATTAACAGGACAAACATTTATAGATGCAAATGTTAAAGCAATTACTCTTGGATTATCCTCTAATGTTACATCAAATAAAGTAACAACTATTAATAATCCTCCATTAGGAATAGAATCTGTAACAAATATAGAACCAATAGCTGGTGGAGAAAATGAAGAATCTGACGACGATTTAAGAAATAGAGCAAAATCTGTTTTAGAAACATCTGGACAAGGCACAGTGACAGCAATAACAAATAAAATTCAAGAAATTCCTGGAGTAAAATATACAAAAGTTTTAGATATGCAAAGAGGAATTGGAACATTAGATATTTTAGTATTAGGCGATACAGTTCCTATGCCTTCGGATATAATGGATAGCATTACTAAAATGGCAATGGATACAAAATCAGGTGGAATAGATATTTTAATTTATGAACCAACATATACAAATGTAAATGTTGATATAACATTAACAATGAAAGAAGGATATAATATTTTAGATGTTACTGAAGATGTCAATACATCAATAAATAACTATTTTGCTACATTAGGAATTGGAGATACTTTTGTTAAAAATCAATTAGTAAAATATATTTTAGATAATACGATTGGAAGGGTAGCAGATTTAAATATTAACTCTCCATCGTCAAATATTACAGAGGATAGTACATCTTTAATTACTTTAGGTACTATAACATTACATTGATGGTGGTGAATTATGAGTAAAATAAACTTTATCTTTGATAATATGCCTAGTTTATATAATTCAGATGAATCAAGTAATTTATATAAATTCTTATCACCTATCGGAACTGCTTTAGACAACTTTTTATTAGATATAGAAAATGTTAGAAATTCTAGATTTGTTGATAAAGCTACTTCTAATGATTTAGATAGAATTGCCAGTATTATTAATCTAAAAAGATTTTTAAATGAAAACGATGATACATTTAGAAGTAGAATAAAATCTCGTATATCATCATTTATTGGTGGAGGAACAATTTCTGCACTAAAACAAGTAGTAGTAAATTATCTTGGAGTAGAACCTATTATTATTGAGCATTATTTACCTGAAGAAGGGCATCCATATTTTGATAATGGTATACTTAAAGGCTTTGATATAATAAATTTAGGAGGATTAAGTATTACTATCAAGTCAGGAACTGGGTACATCAATGGAATGAGGATTACATCAAATGATACTACTATAAATCTCTCTAGTTCTTCTACCCTCTATATTAAGCTAAATATTGATGGAACTTTTTCTATTGATACTACATCTACTCCAAATAGTACTCAAGTTTCCATTGCTACAGTTATAACTACTTCTTCTATTGATACAATTACTGACATGAGAAATATTTTAAATCCAGAAGAACACTATATAACTAATACAGCATCAATAACAGTTCAGATTCCATTTGATTTTACATTAAGTAAGATTCCACTAGAAGATGTAAAAGATATTTTAAGACGAACTAAAGCAGCAGGGATTGCTTTATTAATAAAAATTATGGAAACATACAATGAAATTATTACTATTAATGATAGCTGTTGTGATTGTTTTCTTATGGGATGTTCAGGTATTGGCAGTAATAATTTCTTTGGAGGTATGTAATGAGAGAACCTTTTGGGATTATTGGCAGATTAAAAATATTAAAGTATGAAAAAGAAAAACTTATAGAAGAATATGAGTTTAAAAACTTAATTACAGATATTGGATTAGATTACTTATTAAAATTAATAGGAGGAGATATTTCTGGCGGTATTAATAAATTAGCAATAGGTAGTGGATTAACTCCTGCAAGTAAATCTGATATTTCTTTAACAAATAAATTATTGTTATTAGATGTAACAAAAGATTATACTGTTTCTGGAAGAATTAACTTTATAACTAAAATAGCAGAAAACACTTTTAGTGATATTGTTAATTATAATGAGGCAGGTTTAACATTTAAAACTAATAATACAGAAATACTAGTAACAAGATTATTGTTTAGTGATACTATATTTCAAAAGCCAGAAAATTCTCTAAGCTTATTATATAGCTTAGAACTACAGGTGTGATGATATGGATAAAAAATTATTTATTAAAAACAGACCATTTGATATTAACGATGCAAATGATATGCTTAATTGGACAGAAGCAGGAATACAAAATGTTATAAAATCTCTTTATTCTTATGGAATAATGTCAGGTATGGCAGTAGCAAATACTTCTGGATTAGGCCTATCTATTTCAACAGGAACAGCATTTGATAGCAATTATAGCTTTATCAATGTTAAATCTACACAAAATATAACATTATCTGCAGCAGACCCAAGCAATCCAAGATATGATAAAATTGTTATTTCTTATAATACTTCAATAACAAATAATGTAGATACTACTAATGCTTATGGATTAGGTACATCATTAGTTTATTCTCAAAATAAATACGATTCTTATACTATTCAAGTTATTAAAGGAACAGCTGCTGTATCACCTGTTGTACCTGCAACACCAGCCGGTGCCTTAGATTTAGCGCAAGTTTTAGTTGGAGCAGGTGCTACATCTCTTACTGCTGGAAATATTACAGATTTAAGGTCATTTGCTAGGGCATCAAATACTAATATGCTAGCAGCTTCAACAACACAAGCAGGTACTGTTCAATTAAGTGATAGTATTAGTGATACAAGCACAACTAAAGCTTCTACAGCAAATAGTGTTAAGCTACTGGCAGATTGGGTAAAAAGTTTTGGATTAGGCGATATTGCCAAAGATATTGGCGCTACTAGTGCAAATAACATTGATGCAACAGGATATTATTATGCTGGAACAACTGCAACTGACCAACCTATAGCAGCAATGGGATTTTATATTTTAAATGTTAAATATTCATCAACATCAGCTTATCAAATGGCATTTCATACTGGCAGTTCACGAACTTTTATACGTCGTAAATCTACAGCATGGGATAGTTGGGTTGAGCTTGCTCAATATGATTCTAATGGAAAGATAGCAATAACTAATCTACCTGCGGCAACTATATCTGCTGCTGGTATTGCTCAATTAAATAATAGTATTAATAGCACTTCTACAACTCAAGCAGCTACAGCTAATTCTGTTAAATCAGTAGTAGATTGGGTTAAAGGATTTGGTATTGGAACACAAATTCAAAACCTTACAAATGCCGACCCAAACACACAAAATGCCACTGGTTTTTATTCATATAATAGTGCTGCTCCAAATACTCCAATGACTGGTTCTAGTTGGTATATATTGCATATGGATTATTCTTCTACTGAAGCATATCAATTGGCATTTAAATCAAGTACTAATCAAGATTTTTATGTTAGAAGAAAAATAAGTAGTGCATGGCAATCATGGACTCAAGTTGCTCAATATGATTCTACTGGAAAAGTGGCTGTTTCAAATTTACCATCAGCCTCTACAACTGCAATTGGTGTTACTCAATTATCAGATAGTACAAGTGATACAAGTATATCAAAAGCAGCTACTACTAATTCTGTTAAAAAAGCATATGATTTAGCAAACAGTAGTCAATTATCAAAACTAACTAAAGATGATGGCACAATAATTACTTGGAATGCTGATATAGATACTCTTTTTACTTCAGGATTCTATTATTGTGGAGCTACTGCAAGAGCAGCCTCTTCTAATTTACCGGCAGCAGTAAATGGTGCGATTGCTGTATATCAATTTAATAGTAATACTGCATTTCAAATTTATCATGAAATGTCTGCATCTAATCAAAGAATGTGGATAAGATATAATAATGCAGGAACTTGGGGTGCTTGGGTTCAATTAGCATCAAATGCTGTTGTTACTTCTTCGGCTAATGGGCTTATGATTTCAACAGATAAAGCAAAACTTGATGGTATTGCTAGTGGAGCACAAACAAATCAAAATGCCTTTTCTAATGTAGTTGTTGGAACTTCTACAATTGCAGCTGATAATGCAACTGATACTTTAACAATAGCTGGAGCTGCTCCAATCACACTTACTCCTGATACTACAAATGATAAAATTACTATTGGTATTAATGGTGCTACAACAACTACAGCTGGAACAATGAGTTCAGGGGATAAAACTAAATTAGATGCCATTAATCAAACTTTAGATACAGCAAGCAGTCCTACATTTAAAGGATTAACAATATCAAAGAATGGCACAGATTCGATAATTAATTTTACTGCTCAGGCAAATGACCCTGGATTTATTAAACATTATGAAAATAATAACACAGCTCATATGCAATTCTCAGTATCAGATGATGCAAATACTACAGATATGTTTCAATTTGGTTCAACTTCTGGTGGTACATTTACATCAGCTATGGATTTAGACACTTCTGGTAATGCAAAATTTAGTGGTGTTATTAACGCATTTCAGTTAAAATGTTCTCAATCTGGGATGACAATTAGTGCAGACCCTAACACTGGAACTGCATTTTCATCTCCTGCTGGACAAGGAAGATATGTACTTATTTGTGATAATAACCAATATTTTGTATTTGATGATGCTACAGGGGCATCTGTTATATATTCTGGAAATGTAAGACTAGTATTTCATCAATCTGATGCAGTTTTCCGTATGGAAAGATATGATGGAGGAGCAGCAACTTTAATTGTTAGTTCAGTAGCTAACACATCTGACAGAGAATTAAAGAAAAATATAGAAGATTATTCAGGTGATGCATTAAATGAAATAAATACAACACCTATTAGATATTATAATTTTAAAGAAGAAATTGATGGTGTTGATTTTCCTCACGTTGGTATTATTATGCAAGAAGCGCCAATGGATGTAGTTAATGCTAAGGGAGAAGGTATAGATTTATATGCTATGATTTCATTAGCTTGGAGGTCTATTCAACAGTTATCTGCTAAAAATGATAATCAACAAACAGAAATTGATAATTTAAAGAAAGAAAATGAACAACTAAAATCTCAAATGGCTGATATTTTAAATAGATTGTCAGCTTTGGAAAATAAATAATGAAAAAGTATATTTGGAATATACTAATTTCATTCGACCAGTTTTGTAATACATTACTTGGAGGAGACCCAGATGAAACTATCTCCTCCAGAATGGGTAAGCACTTGGCTAAACATGATAAATGTCCTTTTTGTAATATGCTATGTAGGTTTTTAAATTTATTTCAAAAAGACCATTGTATAAAAAGTATTGAAGAAGATGAAGGAAAAGATTCTGTTTTATAACCCTTTTTTAGGGTTATTTTTTTTGTCTTTTATATACTAAAATGTAAATAATTTGAATAGACTTTTATTTCTAAGGTGGTGAAGTTATGTTTTATAGTTTCTTGATATTAACAAAGCAACAAACTTTTATTAGCAGCTTAATAACTCTTTTAGCATATGTTTATGGCTTAGTAAGTACACCTCTTTTTTGGGTACTAGTATTTTTTTCAGCATTAGATTTTATTTTAGGTGTATATAGTGCTATAAAAAATAAACAATTAAATTGGGATAAATGCTTAGATGGGATAGCAAATAAAGTTTTCATCGGAGTATTAATTATAATGTCAGCTCTAATAGATTTTACTTTAGTCTATTTTGGAATAGACACTAAAGGCTTATTCCACAATTTTATAATGGCATCTTTGATTACAAGGGAAATTGGAAGTACAATAAAAAATGCAGATAAAGCAAATTTATGGGTTCCAAAATTAATTAAAGATGCTCATAAAAGAATATCTCAATTTAGTAAGGAGGAAAAATAATGGGTGTTATTGCAGATTTATCTAAATATCAAGGAACAATTGATTTTGCTAAACTATCTAAAGTAGTAGATGGTGTTATTTTAAGAGTACAACACGGATATACTATTCCAGATGTAAAATATAATGAATATGTTGCTGGGTGTAAACAATACGGAATTAAATTTGGAACTTATGCTTATTTTGCTGGAGTTAGTGTCAATGATTCTATTGCTGAAGCGGAAGCAGCATTTCAACGTACAGACAAAGATTCTTTATTTTTTGTTTTAGATATTGAAGAAACTTCAATGGCTGATTTAGTTAGTGGAGGTCAAGCATATATTGATAGACTTAAATCAAAAGGTATGCAGCATATAGGCCTTTACAGCGGTGAAAATTTCTATAAAACTCATAATCTTGGAGCAATTAAATCTGATTTCCAATGGATTGCAAAGTACGGACCAAATGATGGCCAACAACATACTGAGCCTACAATTGCTGAAGATGATTTATGGCAATACACATCAGTTGGAAAATTAGATGGAATTGCTGGTAATGTAGATTTAAATGTAGTTACAAATCATGCAGAGTTTCCATTCTTTGATGGCACTGTATCTGTTGTTGCACCAGTTATTTCAGATAATAATACTAAATATCCTGTAAAACCAGTTTCAACAGGAAATCCAATTGTTTCTAAAGTTTATGTTATTGTTAATGCATTGAATTGTAGACAACATCCTGATGTAAATTCCCCAGTATTATTTGTTGCTAAGAAAGGTGACTCTTTCAATGTTACAGCTAATATTAATGATTGGCATGAAGTTATTATTGATAATGATGGATATAATGGATATTTATTTGGTAACAATGGCCAATATTTATCATTGACACCGCCACAACCTGCAGCACCACAGCCAGTATATTATATTGTCAAATCTGGAGATAATCTTACAAATATTGCTAAAAAATATGGAACAACTATTAGCCAGATTCAAGAATGGAATGGGATTAAAAATGCTAATAGGATTTATGCAGGTCAAAAAATAAGAGTAAAATAAGGAAGTGATATAAATGGAAAAAGCAGCATTAGTTAGAATTATTGGATTAGTAATCATTTTAGTTAATGCAATTTTGACTATTATGGGAGTACATTTTGTAATCCCAGAAAATTTTGGAGATGTTTTAGCTTCTGTTTTATTAGTAATAGCATCTTTATATGCAGCAATTAAAAATGATTTCTTCGGTAAATTATTTAAAAAGAAAGATGCAAAAGAAGAGCCTAAATAAGGCTCTTTTTTTTTAGAATATTAATACTTTTTATACATCTGGAAATAATTTCTATATGATATATTAAATATTTATTATATAATATAAATATAGATAATTTTAATAGGTTTCATCCTTCTTTTAATATGAGGGATTAATTGTGAATAAATTGTGATATAATATAATTATAAATAAGAAATAGAAGGGAATGATAATTGTGCTCAATAAAAAAGATGGTTATAATGATTTGTTAAAGTCAATTTTTGATATTAAAAAGGAAGATTCTATTAAAGGTAAAAAGTATAGTTTTGGACTTAAAGACTTTGATGAAAAAGGAAATAAAAAAAGTGAGTCAAAGACTCACCCTAAAAAATAATTATAATCCACATTTTAATTGAGCATTACAATTTGTACAAGTATTACAACCACCAATATCTTTTACCTTGCCGATTCGGCAAATCGGACAGGTATCTCCTACTTCTGCTCCATAAACTATTTCCTTTGTTTCAGGAATATACTTTTGTTTCTCTTCACTAAAATTATCCTCAAACTTATTTTCTTCATTAGTTAAAGAAAGAACTTGAGAATCACGAGAACCATCCACATAAACAGTCCCTCCTTTAGCTCCTCCTTTATGGAGTCTTTCATAAACTTTTTGGACTTGCTCCACTGTATATCCTTTAGGGGCATTAACTGTTTTGCTTATAGAACTATCTATCCATCGTTGAATACTACATTGAACATCAGCATGTGCTTCCGGTAAGAGTTCCATAGCAGAAATAAACCATGGTGGTAATTCCTTTTCATTTGGATTAGCATCAAAATATTCTTGAGCAATTGGAGCTTTAACTTCAATAAATTTTCCTAAACGACCAGAACGGAAATAAGAGAATGAAAAGTAAGGTTCTAGTCCAGTCGAGACATTAACCATTGTTCCAGTACTACCAGTAGGAGCCACAGTAAGTAGATGGCTATTACGAATCCCATATTTTAAAACGCCCTCCTGAATATGCTTAGGCATTTTTTGCATATATCCTGATTGAATAAATGCTTCTCTTTTAATTAATTCATGGTAATGTTTATCAGCTTCTAAGAATGGAAAACTTCCTTTTTCTTTTGCTAATCCAATAGATTCTTCATAAGAAGTAATAGCAATAGTTTCAAACACTTTATCTATTATAATATTAGCTTTATGAGTACCATATGTTAATTTACATTTGATTAATAAGTCATGAAGTCCCATAACACCTAATCCAACACGACGTTCTCCAAGAGCTTGCTTCTTGTTTTCTTCTAGGAAATAAGGAGTAGCATCAATAACGTTATCTTGCATTCTAACTCCTACTCTAACTGTTTGCTTTAATTTTTCAAAGTCTACTTTACCATTTTTAGTCATTTCAGCTAAGTTAACAGCTGCAAGATTACATACGGAGAATGGAGCTAGTGGTTGTTCTCCACATGGATTAGTACAAACAACCTTTTGACCATATGCTTTAGCATTAGTCATATCATTAGCATTATCAATAAAGAAAATTCCAGGTTCAGCAGAATAAGTTGCAGCAATATTAATAAGATTCCATAATTCTTTAGCATTAATTTTACGATATGTTCTTATTGGTAGAGGCCATTCTCTTACATCGCCACATTCATGCCAATTTTTGTTATAATATTCCATTTCTTCTTTAGTATAACTTTCAGTATATGGAAACTTTAATTCATATTCTAAATTATTTTCTACAGCATGCATAAATTCATGAGTTAAAGCAACTGAAATATTAGCACCAGTTAAAAATTCTGGGTTATGGACAGAATAACGACCATTATCATCTAACAATTTTTTTGCTTCATTATATGCATTTTTTTGTTCATCTGTTAAATAACCTAATTTTTCTTGTAATGATAAATAAATGCATTGATAAATATATTTTTCATTATTGCTTAATGTAGTAAATTTTAACTTTTCTTTAGCTAATTTTTTAATTTGTTCATCTTTTGTTTCTTTGATAATAAAACGAAGAATATTAGGGTTTTGCATTTTAGAAATAATAAATTCAATAATATCAGGATGCCAATCAGCTAACATAATCATTTGAGCACCACGTCTACTACCACCTTGCTCAACAAGATTTGTTAAATTAGCAATGT